CTGGACACAATTAAACAAGCAGGCAGCGCAGTAGCAGGACTGGCCAAAGGTGGCATAAAGGGTGCTAAAGATGCATGGGAACAAAGTCGTCTAGACCAAGTTGCTGCACAAGGTAGTAAAGAAGCCAAGTCCAGACTTAAGGCTAGCACAGATACATCTTACGCAGATTGGTCACAATGGTTAGGTCATAATTCTAATTTAACAACAGGGCCACAAATTAATCAAGCATTAAAACAGTGGGCCGACAGACAATTTCAGCAGGCATTTAAAAATACCGACAATGTAAGTCAAGTTGATATGCCTAATGTTGCTGATGCAAAGGATACTAAAGGTATGTACGATTACATTGCTAAACGTACAGAAGAGTTTTATCGTACCGTGCAAGGTGGATCATTGGGCCTAGGTCTCGGCGGGAAAATTGGATCTGTTAATACGCCGGCGCTGCCTCGTGCAACAGGTTTGCGCGACAAAGCAAACTCTATAGCAGACAAATTTGCCAACCCAGTACCTGATGCACCGCCGCCTGAACCATCTTTTTTAAATAAAGATGGGTCTATTACAATCCAAGGCAAGAACGGAAAAGATGCTGGCAAAGTAATGCCCACTGATCCTCGATATCCAGCGTTAAGAGCAGCATTAGAAAAACAAGCAAGTGCAGCAACTACAACTGCTGCTCCGCCACCTGCTGCTCCGCCACCAGCAGCACCGCCACCAGCAGCACCGCCTGAACCAATTGAACCAGTATTAGAACCAGAAATACCTCCATTGTCAGAGCCTGAAAGAGCAGCGTTAGCACAACCAGCACCGCGTCCTACTGCCCCAGCGCCCAAACTTGGACCTGGTAATAACAATCCTCGTGCTGCCCGAGGCCCAAAAACTTTAGAAGAAGAAACTAAAGAAGTGGTTCTCAAAGAAGGTGGCAATGCAATTAGTGCAGCTGAGCCAGTTAACCGAGAAGATGTTCAAGAAGTAGTTGAAACAGCCAGAAGATTGTTGCCTAAAGAACTATTAAAGAATTTACAAGTTCATATAGGTAGTGCAGGATTTAAAAAGAAACCATCTGGGGACATTGATTTAATGGTCGAAGCAATGGACTTGGTTACACTGTTCAAAACACACAAGTCTACTCCCGAAGAAACAATCAAAGCTGCAAAATATGCATTGCAAGCATATCTTGAAGCCAAGGGAATAGAATCCAATGTCAAAGGAAGAAACGTACATGCAGGTATTCCTTACTTGCAAAATAGCACACAGCATTCTAAAATTGCACAAGTTGACTATATGGTCATTGAAGAAGCAAAGATAGTTGCACAATGGCATCAACATGGTCCACGCGGCATGTACGACGATGAAGATTTTAAAGGCAATCAGATTTTTATATTGATCAGCAGCATAGCAAAGCCACTGGGATTGAAGTTTGATCCATTTGCAGCAAAACTAATCAACAGAGAAACTGGTGAAGTTGTAGCCAGAACCAGAGATCAAGCAGCTAAAATTTTGTTTAATCCACCACCAAAAGAAAAAGGTGATGCGTTTAACAGTGTCAAGTCAATGATTAAAGCATTAGAGAATGATCCTGACAAAGAAGTCAAACTAGCACAGGCCAGAGCCGACGAAAACAAAGGCCTGATCAAACTCAATGAAGCAGTCAAGCCAGGGAGCCCAGCTTGGTTTAGGAAATTAGCCAATCTATGAAACTATCGTTTGTAGATTATCTAGTAGAAGCAGGCGAAGGTCCTAGAATCCCGCATCCAGAGGACAGCATATTCTCTGGCGTCTCAGAAGCTAAAAAATATCTAAATGCACTCAAACAAATTGTAGCTGCATCAGACAAGATATCTATCAAGTGGGACGGCGGCATTGCACTATTCTTTGGGCGCCAAGCAGACGGTACATTTTTTTGCTCAGACAAGTACATGTATCCCAAAGGTGTACTAGCTACAAGTCCCGAACAATGGGAAGAATACGATCAAGGACGTGGTGCCAACAGAGGAGATTTGTACGAAAAAATCAAAACAATCTGGCGCGGGCTTGAGTTTGCTGTAGCAGAACAGGCTGTATTCAAAGGCGACTTGATGCAAGTAGGCCCTGTTAATCTAATAGATGGCAAATATCAATTTAATCCCACTACTGTAGACTACAAGATTGATCCACAATCAAAATATGGGCAGTTAATTAACGCTAATACTCGTGGCATAATTGTAGTACATCAAAAAGACAGTGCGCCCTGGGATGGGAAAACTGGCCTGCGCAATGGCGGCCCAGTCGTTATCATCGAGCCAAAACTTGGATTGTCATTTAAATTAGACTACCCATCTGTATTGTTTGCCAAGGCAGACTCGTTGTTGAACGGACGCAAAGGTGCAAACGCCGAGTCATTTCTAAACAACATTGATGGAGTTGCAAGATCTGCAATTCAAACTTATTTTAATAAAAAAATTACCCAACAAACAAATGACAACTTGGATACTTGGTTAGCCAGCGGCAACATAAGTGCCAAGCAGGTCAAGTTGCTAGTAACAGGCACAGGTCAAGTTGATGACAAAGGACAACCAATACCTGGGTTCTTGATCACACACAAACAACAGTACCAAGACTTGGCAGAAGTTTGGAATGCTATATATGCAGTTAAAGACAATCTTGTGCAACAACTAGAACGTCAGGTAACTGGTGTAGAACAGACTATCAACGGTAAACCTGGCGGCGAAGGGTTTGTATTCCCCAGCAGTATAGGTTTAATTAAGTTGGTAAGCAGGGGTGTATTTGGTGCAGCCCACTTCAACAAGTGAAATTTTTAAATATTTGATAAATATTTTTAACGCGAAAGCGTACATTTTTAAAGGAAAATATTATGGCAGTTTTTGCAAGACTAAATGGTAAGACAGAAGTTTACAGCGCAGCTGGTCGTCAGATCGCTTTAACAAAATTCGCTAAGACAAACATGACTCAAACTGAATTAGATGCAGTTGTTCAATACATTGAACTAACTAATTCGGTACTAGCTATTGGTGCTGATACCGTAGGTGGTTTTGTTAGCGGATCTACTGATCTAGTACACATCATCACCGAAGGCCCAGAAATCGTTGATACACCAGAAACAGATTTTGGTGGCGTAACTGGCGTTACAGCAACAGCAGTTTGCTACTTCGCTTAATCAAATTGATTAGTAAAAAAAGCACCGCAAGGTGCTTTTTTTATGGCCGTGGTATCTGTTTAAATAAATATTTTGATGAATAACACAGGAACATGGTTTGCCGGCTATACTCTAGTAGACATAACAGACACAGGGGTTTATAGATCTACAGGTGAATTATTACTCAGAAATCAACAAAGAAACTGGGAAACTGTTCTACAAACAATAAGTCTCACTGCACAACCATTGGACATAACCCCAGCTGCTGGGTCAACAAAGGTACGACTGTCTGAACATCAGTTTGGATCAAACTTCAAAGGTTCGCAAAATTGTTGGAAATTTATGTTTTACATAGAGCAACCGGATGCGTTTGGCGCAGATCCTATTGCAACCATTGAATCAAACTTTGATCAAATACCAATAATCAGCGGGTTAACAGAATCTGTTAAGTTTGCTACACCTGTATTTCAAACACGCAGGGAGTTTAAGAATATCTATTTCAAAGTTTCTTAGCAATTGGATTAAATAGCTTATAATGCCCATTTTTAGGAGCATGCAAAGGAACTTATGGCAACCACAACAGAGCGACTAGGAATAGTTGAAACTAAGGTCGAGAATCTCAGTGAGAAACTTGATGATTTAAAAGTAGACGTAAAAGAAATGCATAACTGCCTGGATAAAACCAGAGATACCATTGAAGCAAAATTGGAAGTAATGTATCAAGCCAGCTGTGCGCAACATGTTGAAATGGCAAAGAAGATATCGTCTATAGAACGTTTTAAAGACAAATGGATGTACACATTTGCCGGAGGGATGATAGTGTTAAGTTGGGCCAGTGCTCATGCAGATAATATCATAGCAATATTAAAATGAGAATCATTGAATTAACCAACAACATTCGCATGCCGATTACCAACGAAGAATCGGATGTAATGTCAAAATTTGACGAAGGTGTTGGCATTCCAAAATCGTCGTTGGATATTCGTGAGCAGCATCTTGCAGCACAGTTGGTTAACAAAGGTGCGCTAATCAGAAAAAACAACAATGGCAAAGTCGAATACTTTAGAAATATCAACAGTTGAGCAAATGGTAGCTCAAGCAGTTTCTTACTTTAAGAATTGGAGTGAGGACGAGCTGTCTGCTCTAATTGCTAAACAAACTAGAAGCAATCAAATGCCATTTATAGCACCAATTGGACACAGTGGATATGTTGTGGGTAACTACGCAGTAAAACTAGTTAACGATTGGTGGGAAGTACACTATCGTTTCAGTGATACAGTGCATATTTTTACCAGCAAGATGGCTGCAATATGCTATGCAATATGCAATCAAACAGGCAAAGATTCCAAAGCTGACATTATTTTAAAAAATGATGCAGAAGTTAGCAAACTAACAATCAAATCTGAAAACTTCTATTTTAGATTTAAGCAAGCACAGAAGAAGAAAGATCAACAAAAAATTGATCTGTTTTTGGTACGCTATCAAGAATCAGCGAGCAAGCTCACCCTAGCTAAATCTAACTTAGAAAAAAGTTTGAACTCGGCTAAATACATTAAATTCTAGGAATTACTTAATATGAACCTTTCTGACATTAACCCAATTGTAACATCTAAAAAAATGAACTCTATCATGAGTACACGTTTTGGTTATACCATTGATTACAACCGTTTAAACTACGGAAAAGCATTGCATCTAAGCAATACACTTTCTGAAAACATTAATAAAATTAGACGTAGCTACGGCGCACATACCGCCGAAACTAATTCTAAGTACATGGAATTGTTAATGGTGCGCGAAGGTTTAAACAAATGGCTTGTTGAAAACCGTAAGCTCATGGAAGGCGAAATGGGCAAAAGCGAAGCTATTCTGGCAGCTAAGGATATGGTTGACAGTATCCAAGACATGCTGGAAAAAGTAAGCAAAATGCAAGTAGAGCAGATGCCTGCGCTAATTGACACAATCCGTGATCAAATTGGTAACGAGCAAGCCGATGCATTTAAGAACAGCGTGGGCCAATTGCTAGCAGGTATGTTAGACAGCATGACACAGGCACGTGAGCAAGCTGATGGTGCAGCACGCCAATTAGCCGGTGAGCAAATGGCTCCAACAGGAATGGCCATGGGCGGCGAAATGGGCGCAGACGAAATGGGTGGTATGGCTGCAGGCGAAATTCCAGGTGGCGAATCCCCAGAAGGCATGGACTCATTTGCAGCAACAGATGCAGCAGCAGGCGGCACAGAGCCAGTGGGCAGAGAAAAACGTTAATGAGAGCCCGCGAATTTATCGCCGAAGACGATAACTCGAGTAACAGCACAGCAATTAATAACTTGATTGTTGCGCTCGAAACTGTAAGAGATCGTTTTGGCGATACAGAAGATGAGGCTAAAATACGCCTTGATTCTTTGATCCATATGGTAAAACAATTGCCAGGGTCGGAGATGTTTAATGTTGACTCATTAATGAGAGCCTTTGATAAAAACGAATCAATTAAGAATCTTATCAGTGGCGTTAGAGATGACGACAGCGGAAACAAAATAGTGTACATTACTCCCGAAATTGGTGACATCGATGATACAATGACCATCGGTGATGCAGGTGACGATGGCACATCAGCACACGACATAACTGGCAGTAACCCGCACGATACTGTAAGCTCTATGTCAAAACGTGCATTAAATAGAAGATAACAACCCTCGGTTGTATTTTTTTGTTAGCTATGCTACTATAGCCTATATGCTAATTAATAAATTTAACTATGTTCCATTGGATAGAGGTTTAGTAGACGGTAAAAGACATTACGTTACTCCTAGCGGGGATCGCGTAGCCAGTGTTACCACTATACTAGACAAAACAAAACCTGAAGAGTCTCGTATTGCACTTGCCAACTGGCGTCGAGCAATGGGGGAGAAGAAAGCCCAAGAGATCACATCCGAAGCAGCCAATCGTGGTACTAGAATGCACAAGTATCTTGAGGATTACGTTAAGGGCGAAACACTAAAAGAAACTGTATCAAATCCATATGCAAATCAAAGCCTTGTTATGGCTAAAAAAGTTATCGAAGCTGGGTTTGATAAAATCACAGAATTATGGGGCAGCGAAGTTCCTTTGTATTTTCCCAAGCTCTATGCCGGCACTACTGATTGTGTGGGAGTACACAATGGTGACGAAAGCATCTTAGACTTTAAACAAACCAATAAGCCTAAAAAAGAAGAATACATCAGTGACTATTACCTGCAACTAGCGGCATATGCACTAGCCCACAACGAAATACACGGCACCAAGATACGCAAAGGCGTTATTATGATGTGCGTTAAGCCCGATGAAATTGAGCCAGGGCAGTGGGCAGAACCGCAATATCAACAATTTATCTTAGAGCCTAAAGATTTTGACATGTGGGCCAATCGTTGGTGGGATCGAGTAGCTGAGTACTATCAAAACAACTAAATACAGCAATAGAGGTAAAAACCCATGGCTGTGATACAAATTTCTCAGATCCAAGTTAGACGCGGATTTCTTCAAGACCTTGGCCAATTAAATTCAGGCGAATTTGGCTGGGCAATAGATCAATTAAGATTATTCATTGGCAACGGCTTAATACAAGAAGGGGCACCGTATCAGGGCAACACTGAAATATTAACCTCCAATTCTGATCTGCTGGGATTGCTAGCTAGTTATACATATCACGGCCTAGCCGGCGGCTATGATGTAGTCACAGGGCCAGATGTACAAAGCGACGTTATGCGCCCGATGCAAGAGAAATTTGACGATTTTGTCAACGTTAGGGATTTTGGTGCAGTGGGTGATGGCAGTACAGATGATACTGCTGCTATACAACGTGCAATAGATGAAATTTATGCTAGGAGATCTATATATACTCCACCAGAAACAAGACGCACTATTAGATTCCATCCAGGCGAATATATAATTACTGCTCCGTTACTCTTTCCTTTATTTTGCTCGCTTAAAAATACAGGCAAAGAAAGTGTAATAATCACCCAGTCTGGATTATCTGCCACTTGCATTTTTAAAGCAACTACTTCTTTAGGAATATCGGCAGACATGCCAGATAACAATCTAACAGAACTCAGTGAATTGGGTTTTATTGAAGTGTCTGGCATTAAATTTAAATCATTGGTAAACTATATCCCAATTGGAATATTAGATTCTGTCAAGATGGTAAAATTTGATAGATGCCGTTTTGAGGGAATTGAAGATTCCCCCGGCGACACACCTGCTAGATGCATCGACATTACATCACTGGTATCAAATACAAAGACAGTACATTTTTCTGAGTGTGACTTTTATAACAACAGTTTAGCAGTTAATATACTCAATGACATGGGTATGTCGGACATTGCATTTGATCGTTGTACGTTTGCAAATATCTATCAAGGCTTAAACATAAAAAGCAATGTAAGTTCTATCATGGGTGTTAGAATTACAAATTCGGTGTTTGACAATATTTCTTCACAGGCTATTGTAACTGAAAGTTCTGTTAAAGGTGTTGTTAGCGCATTTAATACTTTTTTAAGTATTGGATATCAATACTTGCCTGCTGGTGGACCTATTACATCAGTAGTAGAGTTCAATGGTGACTCGTCTTATTCAATGGCAGATATTTTTGCTCGCTCAGCAGAAGATAACGTTGTTATTCCTTCGATAGTACATCGCGGCGAATTTAGTATCAGCACCAATGCTGCTGACAGCATTAGATTTGGCAACACTTACCAAGTAATTGGTAAGACAGTAATGATGGAAAATGCCAGTGCAAATTTCATACCGATGGTTGACAAGTATCGTGCAGGAATTATAGATTACACTATTGAGCGTGATGCTACGTTACGCAGTGGTACTATTCAATTCTCAATGAATGCAGTAGATGGAACTGTTACTTTTAAAGATTCTTACTCAGAAAGCGAAGACACCGGAGTAGATGTTACTGTAGAGTTTAATTCTAGTACAGGATCCGCAAAGCCATATATATTATGTATAGCCGATGCCAGAGGTGCTGCTTCTGCTATCACTTACGATGTAAAGTCTTTATTTAGATAAAAATTCAATAATGTGGAATCTCAAGCCTACCGAACGGCTTCATGAGTGGAAAGAGTTTCGGAAAAAAATCAGCACTTTAGACTTAGAGTCTGCTGCCGATGAAACTTGCCATTTGTGGAGTTATGCACCATACGTAACCCATTACCTTGATCCTGATTTAATAAACGAATGGCCGGATCCTTGGACATTAGTGGATGAAAATTATTATTGTGACCTTGCTAAAACGCTAGGAATGCTGTATACT